CACGTAATAAGACATGAAAAATACTGTTAGAAAAATTAAATTAGAAGGCGAACTTGGAGAAAAGTTTGGAAAAGTTTGGGACTTAAATGTTAAGACACCTCATGAAGCTATACGAGCTATTGAATGTCAAACAAAGGGCTTCCGAAAACATATATTAGATAATGCTGAAAAAGGTATTGGATATGAAGTAATAATAGGCGATCAAGGAATAAAACAAGAAGAAGAATTACTTTATCCTGCACCAATGAGAGAGGATTTTACCATTGTACCAATAGTACAAGGTGCTAAAAGTCGTGGATTTGGTATGATTCTTATGGGAGCTGCCTTATTTATAGCAAGTGGTGGTATGTCTGCTATTACAACAGCTATTGAGTTTGGGGCAAGTGCTTCTGCAACGGCTGGAGCAACTACTGGACAAGTTATAGCTGCTATGGGAGAAGGTTTTATGGCAAGTGCAAATATGGGAGTCTTGATGGGTGGAGCAATGATGGCAGGTGGAGCAGCTATGCTGTTGGCACCAACTATAGACGGAAGTGCAGGAAATGACGAACAAAGTTATTTATTTGATGGTGCTATAAATTCAGTAAAACAAGGAACACCCGTACCAGTTCTTTATGGAAGAATGATAGTAGGAGGATCAGTAATTAGTGCAAGTATAAAATCAAATCAAGAAACCGCAGGTGTAAGAGGTAGAGGAAGAAGGTATGTATCAGATGTTGGTGGTGGAAACTCAACTGTATCTAATAATGCTTGTTTTGATAAAGGTACTTTAGTACAAATGGCAGACGGAACAGAAAAAGCAATAGAATTAATAAAATTAGGAGACATAACGAAAGGCGGAGAAGTATATGGTACACATAGATTTATTGGAGGTGCTAATGCACACGATTATAGAGGAGTAATAGTATCAGGAACCCATTGGGTAGTAGAAAATGGAAAAACTTTAGATGTACAAGACAGTCTTTTAGCTAAAAAAATAAGTTATGTTCCAGAGTATTGGTATACTTTAACTACTGAAACTAATCGCATATGGATTAAAAATATTGAGTTTTATGACGAAGGGTGTATGGACTTTACATCATTAAATAAATATGCACAAGCTCTAATTAATAAAGACAAACCAGAAATAGAAAAATGGTCTAAAGAATCTAAAAAACTAGGTCATGGTCTTGAAGAAAGATTTATAGGTATATAAAATGATAGAAGAAAAAAGACAACCAATAATTATAGGATCTAAAAAAGGTGGTGGCGGTGGTGCGAGTGAAGCAGATGATACATTATTTGCTCGCCATCAAGCTGGAGTAATAGATTTAGTATCAGAAGGTGAAATAGTAGGATTAGTAAATGGAGCTTCTTCTATATTTTTTAATGAAACTAGACTATTTGATAAAAACACAGGTGCTTCTAATTTTAAAGGAGTAAGCACTATTGAAAAATACGGTACTCAAGATCAATCTATACCTACATCTTTTTTAAGTGATTTTAGTACTAGTTCTATTACTCAAGATTTTTCTGGTAATGGAAAACTAGAATTAGATACGCCTCAATTTTTAAAAATTACTACAGGTAGTATAGAAAGAGCTTTAAGCGACTATCTTAAAGTTTCTATATTTACTGATGCTATGTATAAAGTAGATAAAGAAGGAGATAATACAGGAGATGTTTTAGGTTCAGTAGTAAGTTTTGATATAGATTTTATATATTATAATGCTGCAGGTACTCAGACCGTAAAAGCATTTCAATCAGGTTTTAACGGAAAATGTGGATCAAAATATGTACATACATTTGGTATAGATACAGAACAGTATCAACCTTTTACAGACTGGGAAGTTAAGGTAACAAGAGTTGGTGGAGATGTTTCTTCAGATGCTTATAAAGTTTTTAATAATATTTACTGTGGGATAATAGAATCACAAATTACAGACAAATTAGAATATCCACATTCAGCTTATGTAGGAATAAAACTAGATGCAGAAGCCTTTGGTACAAGTGTACCTACAAGATCCTATGATCTTAAAGGGGTAAAAATATCAGTACCTACTAACTACTTTTCTCCAGATTCAGGAGCCGCACAACTAACACTTACTTCTGCAACAAACTTTGCAGTAGGAGACGCTGTATCAAGTAACGAAACAATAACAGCACTAACTTCTGATGACGATATAAATGAAGGTTTAAGAGCAACTGCAACAGTAGGAGCAGATCATGGTGTACCAATAGGAGAAACTTTTTCAGCAACAATATCAGGAGCTACAGTAGGTTCAGGAACTAACTATTATAATGGTACTTTTGTATGTAAAGCTACTAGCTCAACTACCTTTACTTATGAAATGAGTAATGATCCAGATGATGATAGTGCTTCAGGTACTATTGTAATGACTTTAGGAATTGGAACAGTTCAATCAAAATCAGGAGATGTAATAACAATAAGAGATACAGGAAGAAGGTTTTTAAAGAATAGTACAATATATGATACTAATGATCATTCAGGTAATAGTACTACTATTACAGCAGTTTCCTATAATGAAAATACTGTTAACTTTGGAAGTTATAAAAGAAATGTAAGTTCTGGAGCTATTGAAACTACAGACCAAGTATGGGACGGTAATTTTTATACTTCATGGACTAATAATCCCGCATGGATATACTATGACTTATTAACAAATAAAAGATACGGATTAGGAAATTATATATCAACTGATGATATAGATAAGTGGGAGCTATATGCAATCGCAAGATATTGTGATGAATTAGTAGCTGATCCAACAGATAGTACTGGAAACACAACAGAACCAAGATTTACTTGTAATTTATATCTTACAAAAGCAACAGAGGCATATAAAGTATTACAAGACTTAGCAGCCGTATTTAGAGGAATGCAGTTTTGGATGAACGGCACAATAGTGCCTATACAAGACAGAGAAAAAGATCCAGTATATCAATTTACACAAGCCAATGTTATAGGTGGACAATTTGAATATTCGGGAACTTCGAAAAAAACTCGTCATAATATGGCAAAAGTTAGTTATAATAATCCAAATAACTTTTTTAAACAAACAGTAGAATACGTACAAGATGATGAGTTATTATCAGATGATAACTCCTTTCCAAAAATAAAAAATATAAGCGCCTTTGGTTGTACTTCAAGAGGACAAGCTCTTAGATTAGGTAAATGGGTATTAGCAACAGAAAAATTAAACTATGAAACAGTTACTTTTGCTACAGGATTAAACGCTTCTTTTGTAAGACCAGGAGACGTAATAAATGTACAAGACGCAAGAAGACAAAATATAGGATACTCAGGAAGAGTAGCAAAACCGTCAACATCAGCAGCTTTAGTTACTAACGGAACTTTTGGTAGTAATATAACTGGGTGGACACAAGGAACAGCAACAGCAGCCCATGATACAACAAATAAAAGAATTAAACTAACTTCAGGCGGCTCAGCTCAAACTCCTAGAGCATATCAAAGTTTAGGAACTTTAACAAATGGAAGAACTTATAGAGTTAAAGCACGAGCCTATCATGGACAAACAGCAGATTCAGATCAATATGCAAAAGTATATATTAGTACTGCTACTAATGGAACAGGAGAAGTAACAACAGGTAGAGCAGGTACTTATCGTACAAATAGTGCAACCGAAACATTTATAGATTTTACAATACCAGCAGCTAGTACAGCTACTCACTATTTGCAAGTAGAAGGATCAAATTTAGATAATACAGAATTTGTAAGTTTTGATTCTATAGAAGTATATCAAGTAAACACTGTAAACTCAGTAACAATTGATAGAGATTTAGATATAATTGCAGGACAAACCTATAGTTTAACACTTACTAAACCAGGTTATATAGCTAAACTTGCACAAGACACAGCAACGATAAGCAGCGTAGCTTATGTAAGAGGAGATATACTAGCAGGAACATCTTATGATACACAAGAGGAATCTCAACAAGTAAGAGATGACAGTAATAATTTAGTTCATGTAGACTGGAGTCCTTATATTTATTCCGAAACTAACAATATAAATAATAGTGCAGCAACAGATGTAAGTATACTTACTACTAACGGAAGCGCAAATGCTTTTTCAGTAGTTCCAGATGATGAAACTATTTGGATATTACAAAGAACGACTGCAGCAAATGAACTAAAAACACAACAATATACTGTATTAGCGGTAGCAGAAGATGGAGAAAATAAATTAAGTATTTCAGGTTTAAAATACAACGCAAGTAAATATGATCATGTAGATAAATTAGAACCCTTAGAGACTGCAAGAACAATTAATGCACCTCTTGGTGATCATGAAATACCTCCTCCTACTAATCTAATAGTAGTACCAACAGGAGAAGCAGGGCCTGCAGGTACTGTACAAGATTTATTAACAGTATCTTGGTCTCCACCAAAAGTAAATACAAGTGGTGTTTATGATCCTGATCCTGCAACAGCAGCAAATAACGTATTACCTTATGAATTTATTAAAGGATATCAAGTTAAATTTAGACATGATGATGAACCAAGTGAAGATTTTAATCTTTTTGGTATAGTAACACCTAATACAGTAGATATAGTACAACCTAGAGAAGCAACTTATACATTTCAAATTAGAACTGTAAATATGAATAACCAGCTCTCAGCACCATTAGAAACGTCTGTAGCTGTAGTACCTTCTTCGGGAATTGCTAAAAATGAAACATCAGTATCTCAAATAAATACAGGTGGTAAACTTGATACTTCTATAACCTTAAGTACTTCTAATGTAACTTTTGGTTCTACAACCCCAACAGTTACAAATGCACTAGGAACAATAAAAACTGCAGCATCTAATCCAGGCACTCTTGCATTCGCAGGTTTAGCTAATAGTGGAGTAGGTTATGTATATTGGGATTTTAGTGCAGGTACTATAACTGCAAAAGTTAGAAATGCAACTAATAAAACATGGTATACCTTAGGTGGAAGCGAGTTTGCAAATGCAAGTGGAACAGTATCTTGTACTGCAGGTAGTGAAGATCATAAAATAACAGGTTCAAGTACAAACTTTGATGGAGATTTTTCTGTTGGAGCAAAAATACGA